AACTGAGACTGCAAGCGGCGCTGTTCGATCTGATCTCTTACTGCGATACAGAAGATGAGTGGGGCATTAAAGAGACGTGGAATGAACTAGATCAAGCTGGCCAGGAGCAGATCTGGGCATTTATGAGCAGTCAACAGAAAACAATTATTAGGGATGCGTTAACACAAGGAGATCAAGATGAACCACCACCCTTTTGATGTGTTGATGAAGGCACAACAGATGGCCATGAAGATCATGGACCTTGCCAGAAGCACTGACAAGCCTGATTGTCATGAGATTGATCTACTGGCACAAGATGCTCAGTACATCTTGATCGAGACGCATGGCATGAACAAAAATGAAATCTTGCGCTGTTTAGAACATGGCAGAAAAAAACTTGAGGAAATTTGATAATGGAAAAATTCGTAGACTATTTAATTCTTCTTTCGGGAGTAGCGATGTGGTTCCTGATCGCTTACGCCCTTTATGAAACCGCAGGAACAGGAGTTATCAAATGAAGAAGCAAAATGTAGCTCAATTAGCTAGAGAAGCAGGTTTAGAACCAAGCCTTATATACAATCGCATGTCACGTGGATGGACATTAGCAAAGGCCTTAAAAGAACCCCCTCGTAAGAGGGGGAAAAAAGCTGAGTCACCTATTGGAGAAAGGAAGGAGGAGTTCCCGAAGAAGATCTCAGATGCTCAGCTGGACCATCACCACAAGGATACTATCACACTTGCAGCGGTAACACTAACTGCAATCGTGTTAATTATATTTTTGTCTGTGATGACAGCATAAGGAGATAGCATGCGTAGCCTGGAAACACTAAACATAATCAAAATAAGGATGCAGTTGGCTACGACATGCCAAAAGATGATCCAGATCGCCAAGAAGCCAGGGAAGGCTAAAGGCTATCACATCTATGACTATTCTGACCCGCAATATATAGCGTTGTCTTTTGAGAGAGACAGGCTTGGAAAGCTACTAGTTGAGGAATGGAATAAGCACTAATCCTTAGGCTGCACCAGCGTCTCCGCGTCAAGGTGGACGGTGTTGGTGCGGCCTATTTCATCCACAACCAGATACCGCTGGCCGTCGTTGATCTTGACCACAAAGGTTCTGCCGTCGAGCCGGAACTGCTCGCCAACCTGAAGCTGCCCAACCTCTACGGCTGAATACACACAACGGTCGGGTTCAAACATTCCCTGAGTTCCCAGTTGCCGTACAAGCGCAGTTCATCTTCGGTCATGGTCAAGGTGCGAAGTTCGGCGCAGCCGCTAACCATCAAAATAACAGTTAGCAGCCACAGCCTCATTTCTTTTTCTTGTACCCAGCAGCGTAAATGGCACGACCCTGACGTTCAGCCGCAGCTTTGGTTTTATAAACCTTGCCAGACTTTCCCCATTTGTAGCCGCCTTTTACTTTGTGAACAGGCATTACTTGTACATTGCCTTCTTCATGCAAGTGCCAGCCTTCATGCAACGCTCAGGGCTTGGACAGCCAGCACAAGGAATGCCGCCAGACTTCTTGCTGGTTTTCTTAGGTTTCATTGCCATCACTTTTTTCCCTTCTTTTTAGCCGTCTTGGCCGATTGCTTAAATGCCTTTGCCGTTGGTGCGCCCTTCGATCCCGGCTTCCTCATTGTCTCACCAGAGCCAGCCTTGATGCGCTTTCTCTTGGCGTGAATGTTTGCGTATAAACCTTTCACCATTTCACCTTATCCGCCCAGTAGGCGGCGCTCATTTTGCCCTTAGAGATGTTCTTGGCATGTCTGGCCTTGAACGCCTTGTTGCGTTTAGAACCGTCTGGAGAACCTTTGACTCCTTGCTGCCCAAAGCGAATCGTCTTAGTTTTGTTGCCTTCCTTTGCAACTACCACATGTGACTTCGTAGGATGTCCAGGAGTGCGTTTCGGCTTGTTATAGCCGCTAACACCGGCTCGAGTAAGTTTTGAATCTTTAGTCATTAGCTTTTGCCCAGATAGAATGAACCAGCTGCGAGGATGGATATTTTTAGCCACTCGAAGTGAACCAAAGCATTCTCCAGCTTGACGTATTCGGTCTGTGTTTTCACATTGTCCCACAACCCCATAAAGCTGAATCCTGTGGTGCGCTCAACCGGCACATAGATGTCTAAGCCTGTAAGTCCGCCCATCATGGCCCATGCGCCTAAGCCGACCATCGACAGCACAAAGATACGGCGGGTCATCTTGGCAAACGGGTCGTTACCCACGCGGTTAGCGGCAGCATCAGCAGCGGCTGTAGCACGGGCAGAATCGGCATCGGCCTTTTCTGTCTTTGCTTTCATCATGCCTAGCATCAATTCCTGCTGCTTGGCTTTGGCCTCTTGAGCCTTGTCGATCATCTTGAACAGGCCGCCCATCGTAGCGCCGCCTGCCATCGTAATTAGTTCAACGGGGATCATGCTCGTCTCCTTTGCAGTCTCGCTCGATACAGCGGTAAATATGCTGGAGAGTGGAAACAGCCCTATCGCGTCCAGCATCGTCCATGCTCACCAAAAAATGTATTGCCTCTGCAAGCGCATCCATCAAGTCGCGCTTCTGGTTGTCATCCATCGTCCTTGTCCTTCTTCTTTTCCTTTCCTTTCACATAAGCATCGGCCCCGAAGAATGCCGATACCACAAGCCCTACGGACATGAAATAAACGCCAGACATGTCCCCAATGATCTTGGACTCGTTGTCAAAACCGAGCGCGCCGCTGGCGAACACGAACAATGGGTATCCAAGCATGCCGAACAGAGCAAACCAGACCATCTTGCGTTGCTGGTCGCGCTTGGCATCTTCGTCCTCCATCTCTCTGCGCATGCGCTCGATGTGGATTTTGTATTCTGCCTCGTCGATTTTGCCGTCACCATTGATGTCAGCCTTTTGAAATTCAGTCATGTCAATTTCCTGACAGTGGATTGTCCAATGCCTTCTGCAATTTATCCTCTAGTTCGGCTTTGGTGTCCTCCACCTTGGCCTCAAATTTGTCCATCTTATCCTCAAATCTGACGATCTTGTCGTTGACTCGCTTCTCGATGTCGTAAGTCAGTTGCTTGGCATCCCGAAGATTCTGCTCAATGGATTCCAGCAGGCGTTCCTGCGTTTCGATCTTGTTGGAGGTTTGCTCCATCTGGGCAGCGTAGGCTCCCAGATCAAGGCTGGCGATCTCCTCGACCTTTTGGTACATCAGAAACCCTGCATATAAAGCACCAAGTGCGCTACTGCCCACACCGCCAGCAACCACCAGCCCAGTCCAATTAAAACTAAACCCCAAGACGGTGAATTTCTTTTGCGCCAGTGCATCTTTTGCTTCCTCTAGCTTGTCGAGTTTGTCGTCCAAGTCGGCCATTTATACCTCGGCATATAATCGACTATAATTCAATTCTCATACCCGCCCAGCTTCCGCAGATTCTCCAATTCCTGCTGGAGTTTTTGCACCTCTAAACGCCGAGCCTGAAGTTCTAGCTGATACAGCGTATTGCAGTTCACCCTTTCCCTTGGCGCATCCAGAGGGATCACGATGCGTGCATACAGACCAATGTCTTTGGTCGTTGGGTTATTCGGATCTTGGCTGCTGAATGGACTGACAGCATTGTTGACGATGCCAGTCGCACCGATCTCAAAGTTGGTAGCCCCTCCGATACTGGCCGAGCATTCCATATCACCCGCACGAATCTTGTCTGTGCCGTAACTGCTGCCAGCGTTCGGCAGTTGCAGGTTGAGCGAGGAGGAATCAGCCATCGCTACCCCGCAGAACAGCACCGCTATGGCTTGAATTTTGAGCATATTCGGGTCGCAATCATGGGCTTTTTGTCGCTGTTCTCTCTCAGTTTTGACACCGAGCAAACATATTCAGCAACCGTCACATCCATTGCGCTCACGTAAATATCAAATCGGACGTGACTGAGGTAATCCAGTCGCATCACCTTGTACCGACTCACAAACTGGACAGGGTTCCAATCGGCATCAAACACACCGATCTCGTAGAACTCCACGTCTTTCCGCTTGTTAAACATCTCTAGCTCCGCCTTAAACACCCCTTCCACATGGGACGGCTTGAAGGTCGGATACGTTGGGGTCATCTCGTGCCCCATGACTGGAAATGCCAGCAGAAATAGGATTACTGCGCGATACACTCCGCCACCACCACAGATCGGTAGGTTCCGCCCGGAAACGCCTTGTTGCCGCCACCACCGTACGTCGCGGTTGAGGCCACCTTGAACCATGTCGTGCCTGTCGCAGTCAGGTCGTATTCCTTGGTCTGGTCGAAAGTGACGGCATCGGTGTCGTAGTCCGCCATTGCCACGTCGGAAACCTCCTGCACCTCAACTGAACCCGTCCAAGTCACCATATCGCTCAGGCTTGGACTGGCAGAAAACGCTGTTGGGTAAGTGATCCGGGCCTTGTACGCATCCGCCAAGGACACGTCGTAACGAACCACAGGCAGAACCCCGCCATCGGCAGGCGTAGTCGTCAGGGTGTAGGCATTCGGGTTGCCGTAGACACCAGCCACATCGGTGTTGATGAGGCAGCGGGATTGAACCGTACCTTCAATCGGGATCTCGGCAGCTTGTGCTGTGCCTGCAATCAGGCAGGCCAATAGAATCTTTTTCATCGGTATTGCTCCTCAACCATCTGGTTGTGTAGGCGATCATTCGCCATGCTGCGGAAAGCCCTGCGGTTGTCTTTGATCTGGCCACCATCCAGTATCACCGTTTCCTGATACGCTCCACCGGGTATTGTGGCTGCATAATATTGAGTCATTGTGACAGGATTCATCGCAGCAAGCAGGCCATCCTGACCCTTTGCCATCTCCAGAGCGCTCTGGAGAGCCGCTAGAGCCTTTTCCATGTCCTTCTCTTCTTCCTCGTCCTTGTCCTTTTCGACTTCATCATCCTCATACAGATCCCGGTCAGTTTCTGCCGTGGCTCGCTGCACAGCATCGTCCTCTAGGGCGTTGTAGGGATTGATCGTCGGAGGGGTTTGGGCCGGGATTTCTGGTTCAGGCTCTTTGAAACGGTATGTATATACAACGCTTGGGTCCACTACGCTTCCCGCCCCGGATGTTTCGATGGAGCCTGCGCCCCAGAGCCGTATCGGGGAGTAATTAACGGGTATCGCTTTGGAAATCGTTGCGCCTGACCTGCCTGACCAATCATCTGTTTCGCGGAATATATATCCGCCGTCAATGGCGTTTTGATTGAAGACTGTAACGGTGAAGGGGTCGGCTCGGTCTTTGACTGCGGTGTAGCGGTACAAGACCCCTGAGATGTCGAGTCCCGGAACTGGAGCCATGCCCAGTACAGACTCAGACATAGACCAAGAACCACCCCCAGCAGCAGCGTTATTGCTGTAGCCATAAATGGGATCAGAAGAATAAGAGGCTGCCGAATAGACCGCCAATAATGCCGAGAGCCTTGAGGCGTTTTTGCTCAACATCATCTGCATTCTCCTGCTCTGGTGTGGAATCGGTATGGGTAGCCCATGCCAGCTTTGCCTGTTCGCCAATCAAACCGTCATACGGGCAGGGCGTACCAGCCATCATCATCGCGTCAAATACCTTTTGGTCTTGGCACATTACCGATACGGCTGCGACCTTCATGCCCATGTCATAGAGCGTCTTGGCGTTCTTTAACCGGATGCAGTTTTCCTCGGTGAAGGTACTGCCGACAGAGATGCCGAGGATTTGCGTCTGAACCGCTCCAGATGCACCTACCGTACAGAGGTCGTTGCCATTGCCTGCTGAGAATTGCGGTGCAATAGCGGACGGTGGAGGGCTTTTGACGGTGGTGGTTTGTTCACCCTTGGTGGTGACGGTCTGCTCAGAAACGATGGGATCAGCGCCAAGTACATTGACGGAATAAGCCATCAGGCCGCCAAGCAGGAGGCCGATCACAACCCAGCCAACCTGCTCAACCGGGTGCTTCATCTGCTTTTCTGCAAATCCCCGATCATCTCGAAGATTTGATCAAGCTTGTGTTCCATACGCCGGATGTCTTCTTTGTAGTCATCTCGACGAACAAACTTATCGTTTAGACCGGATTGGCATTCATACATCTGCTTTTCGATGCGGCGCAGATCAGACACCACATTGCGGATGAACCAGCCGCCAATGGAAAGGAATGCGGTAAGGATCAGATTCCAAAAAACGACTGGTTCCATGTCAGTATGTTCCTTCCCAGACGCGCAGCTTGTCGAAATCACCCGACAACATCTTGCGCTTGATTACGTCACGAACAGCGTCGTGGTCGTCCCAGCGGAGTCCAGCTTCCTTGATCCATTGGGACAGAATGTGGAGCGGAATGCGGCCTACAAGGCGCTTCTCGCCAGTCTGGCCAAGGCCAGCATCTTTGATGGCTTTGACTTCATCCAGATACGGCTGGTTTTCATAAACCTTTTCGACAACAAGCGTCTTGCCGCCATCTTCGTGGTGAATCTTCTCGCCAATCTTCATTTACAAGTCTCCAAAGTAAAAAAGGGGAGAAGGGCAACGTGCGCTAGCCCCTCTCCCCTCGCATCACACTAGATTAACCAGTGATGGTGCAGTCAGCGATGATGCCGCTGGCCTTCTCGTTGTTACAAACCAGAGTCAGTTCGGTAACAACCTGACGGACAGTTGCGTCGCCAGTCTTCGCCAGTTCGGTGTTCTTCGTCGGACGGAGAACAGCTACTGACCACATATCGTCCTGCATGATGAATACATCACGGGAACGGTTTTCACGGCTCGGCATGAATTCTACAGTTCCCCACGGGGTAACGTAGACATCAACCGCCTTGATTACAGCGTTAGTACCGCCAACGGAAGCACCGATGGTGGAACGCTGGTTGTTCATACCAGTGAAGCCCAGAGCCTTGTTCATCTGATAAGCAGACAGATAAACAGTGTTCGGCTTGCCACCTTCTTCCCAGATTGACTGCATTACAGAGTCAAAGCGAGTCTGACTGAATGCGATCAGGGTGGTGGTTTCGTCGGTACGAGCGTCAGTACCGTCGCCGGTCGGATCTGCACCTTCGTTAGCACCAAAGTCGGTGTTGGTAATCATCCAAGCCGGAGCGCCAGCAAGTTCACGAGCGGTTGAGCTGTTGCCAGCAACGCGAGCGTTGTTGTCGAACAGTGCCTTTTCGATGTCCAGCTTCTGTTCTTTTGCAGTCTTCAGCATCTGGTAAGCCATTTCTGAAGCGCGACCTGCCTTGTTCAAGCCAGAATCGGTATCAGGAATTGCAACCGCGTTCTTGAAAATCTGAGTGTAGTTGCCCAGACGGGAAGTTGCAGTGCGAGCAGTAGCGGTAGTTGCGTCACCTTCAACGTGAGCGTTAGCTGCTGATGCGCGCAGTGCGTCAGTCTGCCATTCGTGGTAAGTGTTGGTAGCCTTCAGCTTCTTGCACTTGGTATAAAATGGCGTACTTTCTGGAGAAATATCATAAATGACGTTCTCGAGGTCTTCACGAATGCCGACGGCATCGTAGCTATCAAAAGTATTAGTTGGCTGTGCCATGACTATATCCTCAATTAAGTGTTACTGGTTTAGAACCAGACTGAGCGCATCTTCAATGCGTCCGGACTGGCCCAATTTGGCCTTACGCCGCTGCTGAACTTTCTGTT